GGTGGAGATAACGATGCGATCACACCAACAAATATTATTATTAAAAAACAATCAAACTATGGTGGAGCAAATGTAGATGCTGTACCAGTAGCTAACGCTACATTATTTCTACAAAGAGCTAAAAGAAAAATAAGAGAACTAGCATTTAACTTTGATGTAGATGGTTATGTAGCACCAGACCTTACAATCCTTGCCGAACATATTACTAAAGGTGGTATTACACAAATGGCATATCAAGAAGAACCTTTATCTATTATTTATGCTGTTAGAGAAGATGGCGAATTAGTGGCACTTACATATCAAAGAGATCAACAAGTAGTTGCTTGGCATAGACATATATTCGGTGGTGCATTTGGAACTGGTAAAGCAGTTTGTGAAAGTATTGCAGTTATTCCTACAGACTTAGATGAGTATGAAGTTTATGTAATTATTAAAAGAACTATTAATGGTGCAACAAAAAGATATGTAGAAGTTTTAAATCCATTTGATTTTACTGAAACAGATAATACTTCATTTAATTATTTAGATAGTCAATTAAACTATGATGGTGTTTCAACAACACTCAATGGAGATATTACAAACTCAGCAACTACAATTACTTTAGCTGATGCAAGTTCTTTTAATAGTTCAGGTAAAATAAAAATTAATAAAGAGATTATAGCTTACACAGGTAAATCATCAAACGATCTTACAGGATGTACAAGAGGTCAAAACTTAACTACTGCAGCCGCACACACATCAGGTGATACAGTAGATCAAGTAGTTGAAACATTATCAGGTCTAACTCACCTTGAAGGACAAACAGTTTCTATATTAGCAGATGGTGCAACGCACCCAACAAAAACTGTTAGTTCTGGTGCTATAGGTTTAGATAGACCAGCTAAAAAAGTTAAAGTAGGTTTATCTTATACTTCTTTACTTCAAACAATGAGAATAGATGCTGGTTCACAGAATGGAACATCACAAGGTAAGACTAAAAGAATATATGAAATAACTTTAAGATTATTTGAAACTGTTGGTGTAGAGGTAGGACCAGACTTAGATAATTTAGAAAGAATACCATTTAGATCATCTGCTAATCCGATGAACGAAGGTATTGCACCATTCACAGGTGATAAAGAAGTTGAATTTAGAGGAAACTACGATACAGATGGTTTTATAGTCATAAGGCAAACTCAACCTTTACCTTTAACTGTTTTATCGGTATACCCAAGGCTAGTAACAAATGATGGATAACATACTACATATTGTGCCTTATACTGCAGAACATGGACAGTTTATATTATCCTGTCAGATGAACCATAAGGTATTAGAAGCAGATAAAAATTATATTAATATAGAAGGTAATGCTAAAAATTTAGAGCAAGATCATTTAGCATTTACTGGCTTGGTTAATAACAAACCTATCTTTGCTGCAGGTATGAAAATGATATGGGGTCAAGTAGCTGAAGGTTGGGTGATAGCATCAAGTGAGATGTGGAACTATCCTTTAGCTGTTGCAAAAGCAATCAAAAAAGATTTTGCAAGAGTTGCTAAAGAAAATAATATTGTCAGAGTTCAAACTGCAATCAGAAAAGATTTTGAACAAGGTCAAAGATTTGCAGAGTGGTTAGGTTTAGAGAACGAAGGTTTAATGAGAAAGTTTGGTTTTGATGGAACAGACCAATACAGATATGCGAGGATATTTTAATGAGTGCAGCTTTACCTTTTGCAGCAGTTGGTACTTCTTTACTTGCAGCTAGACAAGCAAGTGCTATAGGTTCTTTTAATCAAGCAGTTGCAGAAAGAAATGCAACGATTGCAGAACAAGAAGCAGAAGCTCAAAAAAAACTTACAACATATAATCTAAATAAATTTAACCAAAGTTTTGAAAAATTACAATCAAGAACAAGAGTAAGTTTGTTAAAATCAGGAGTAGAGTTATCTGGTACTGCTTTAAAAATTTTACAATCTAACGCAGAGCAAGCTGAATTACAAAGAGATGTTATTGAATATAATGGTCAAGTCGCTGAAGCTAAAAAATTAGAGGAAGCTAACTTTGCAAGAATATCAGGAACACTTGCTAGACGACAAGCTAATCTTGCAGCACTTGGATATATTTCTCAAGCTGGAACTAGCTTACTTAACATGAAACAAGTAGGATTAATTTAATGCCAAAGATACCAACATTTGAAGCTGATCTTTTGCCTACTGCAGAAGTAGGAGCTGTAAAATCTAATTTACAAGTATCACCAAAAGATACTTTGGCTGGAACTTTGTTACCAGCAGCACAAGATGTTACAAACTATTACATAAAAGAAAAAGAAATATCAAATAAAGTTGAAGGTGGAGAACTTATTGCACAAGCTAAACAAGAATTATATGAATTAGAAGAAAAATCAAAATTAGAATCAACACCAGAAAAAGGAATATCAAAATTTGAAAATGGCTATAAATCAATAGTTGATAAATATAAAAATCAAGCAGGAAATAATTATATTCAAAGATATTTTCAAATAAATATATCAGCTAGCAAACCTTCATACACATCTAATATTTTAAAAAAAACTAGATCAAATATGGTTTCAACAAGAACCAATCAAGTTTTAAAAAATGTTCAAGATAAAATATCTGTATTAGTTGATGGAGATAATCCTTTTGATTTTCAAACTATTTATAATTACTCTGTGGATCAATATCAATCTTTAGTAAATGATGGATTAGCTAGTGAAACTGATTTTAATTTATTCAAAGAAAAATTACCATCATTAGTAGAAGAAACTCAAGTAAGAGAAATAGGTGCAAAAAATGCTGCAAGAGCATTTTTACAATTAAGTAATGAGAATAATTATCCTAATATAAAAGGTGAAGAAAGAACTAAATTAATAAGAGAGATGGGTACTCTTTCTGAGCTACAACAAAAAATTGTTCAAGCAAATCTTGATATGACTTTAATTGATATTGGTGATAAGTATTTAGAAAAATTTGGTGAACAAGAATTTTTTGGTGTTAAACCAGAAGATATGCAAGTTTTAAAAACAGGTGATAAGGAATTTGATAATCAATTAGAATTAGTTAATGATAAGGTTATTAAAAATGAATTTAGCTTTGATACTAATTATAATACAAACTCTGATGTTATTCAAAAAATACAATCAGGTGAAATAACAAATACTAAAACAAAATTTTTATTAACAGGAGAAACAGAAAGTAAAAGTATATTAGAAAGATTAGGAGATGGTAATATTAATAATAAGGATGCTCAATTTCTACAAACAATAATAACAAGAAGTAATAATAGTACATTTAAAAAACAAGATCAAAAATTTTTACAATACTTTGAAGGTATTACACCTTTATTACAAGGCAATACTTTTTTAAGTTTTTTTGATAAAGAATATAATTCAAGAGCAAGTGAATTAAGACAAGAATTATATAGAAGATATTTGTCAGGATTATCAAGAAACATTCCTGCTCAAGATTTATTTGATGCTACTTCAGAAAATTATATAGCAAAAGATATAAAAGGTTATTTACCAAAAACTGCAGACTTGAATAGTCTTATAGATAATATGGTAAATACTTTAGAAATAAAAACAGATACACCTCAAAGAAAAGAAGGCGAAACTATAAAAGAATATGAAATTAGAATAAGTGGTGGTATTGATATAGAGGATGCTTCTCCATAATGACTAGCCTTGCAGAAAAAGAAATAAAATACAATGAAGCTGGTTTCACTCAAAAAGAAATAGCAGATTGGAAAAAAGAAAAAGTATTAGAGTTAAAATCTGCAGGATTTAATAATCAAGAAATACAAGAAGAGTTTGGAGTTAAATCAAACAACGAACCTTTTATAAAATATTTTCAAGATATTAGTAAAGAAATACAAGAAGAAACTATGCAATCAGAAATAGTTGGACCAGACGATCAAATGCTTTACGATTCTATGCAAGAAATGGGAGATCAAAAATCTATGAAAGAAATACTTGTAGGTAAAAATTTTGATGGTGATGCAATATTAAAAAGAGGTTGGGGTAAAACTTTGTATGACATGACTTATAGATTATCTACAGAAAAAGGTTTACCAGAGGCTTTTACAGAAGAAGAACCAGAAGATTATACTTGGTTTGAAGGTTTATTAGAAAGAGGATTAACACTTGGTGCTGAACTTCCTATTTATGGAGCTAGTTATTTTGCAGGTGGTGGTAATCCAATATCAGGTGCGTTTACTGCAGGAGCAATACCGGGTGCTGCTAGAGCAACTATATTAAAAGGATTAGAACAGCAATCTTATGGACAACCAGTTGAAATATTAAAAAATTTTTTACAAGAAGGTATTAAAGAAGGTGTTAAACAAGGTACAGTATTTGCTACTACAGCACTTGCACCACAACTTAGAATACCGGGAGTAGGTAAATTAGCAGATCAATATTTAACAAGAGTAGCATCACAGCTTACAGCTTTTGAAGGAACTGGTGCTATTTTAAATCAACAATTACCAACTCTAAAAGAGTTTAGTTATTCTGCTGTTTTATTTGGCGGTATAGGTTTAGTTCAACCAAGAAAAACAATGGAAGATAGAACTAAAAAAATATTTGTTGATACAGGAAAAAAACCTAACCAAGTGTTTATAGATTCAATAAGTAATAAAACAATATTAGAAGATGTATCATCAAGAAGCTATGTCAGAGCTTATAAAGGTTTACTCGATAGAAAAACAGTTAAAAAAAAAGTTGAAGCTAAACAACCCGAAACATTATTTAAAGATGATTTAGCAAATAAAGCATCAGAAAATATTGTATTTAAACCAAAAGTAGAAACATTAAGTGTTGAAAGATTAAAAGAGATGGGTTCTAAAGTTAAAAAGAAAGCTATTATAGAAGGTATAGATAATAAATATCCAATACTAGAAGCTCTTAGAAAAGCAGGTGTTAATACAAAAACAGGAATAGAAAAATTAAATATATATGAACAAGCTAGAATTTTAGAAGGAATACCAAATAGAGCAGCTTATTTTATAGAAAATAATACAATTAATTTCAAAAACTTAAATGATAAAGGTGCAGGTTTAAAAACTATAACTGAACCAGTAATTAAACAAGGTAAAAATGAAACTCAATTATTTGAAACATATTTAATGAACAGAAGAGCATTAGAGTTAAATGAAAGAAAAATTGAATCTGGTTTTAATATTGAAGTGGCAAAAGAATTTGTAAATCAAAACAAATCTAAATTTGAAAATATAGCAAAAAGCACAGATAAATATAATAAAGAACTTTTAGAATATGCAAGAGATGGCGGACTTATAACTGCAGATGCTTTTAAAGCTATGACAGAAGCAAACAAAAACTATGTTACTTTTGCAAGAGAGTTAATTGGTAAAGATGGAAAAGTTGTAGCTGCTGAAGGAAGTAGTGTTAATCCATTTAAAGAAATTAAAGGAGCTAAGTTAAGAGTATTTCCTCCATTAGAACAGATGGTTAAAAATACAAATACTATAGTTAATTTAGTTGAAAGAAATAATGTTAAAGTACAGTTTATAGATAAAATAGTTGAAGCTAAAAAGAAAAATCCAAATTTATTTCCTAAAGAAATTATAGAAAAAGTAAATCCAATAAAAACAAATTTACCTAAATCAGAATTATTATCAATTAGAAGAAATGGTAAATTAGAAACATGGAGTGTAGGAAAAGATTTAGTTAATGCTTTTAAAACTTTAGATCAACAAGGTGCTAATATGTTATTTAATTATTTAGGAGCTCCTGCTAGAACTCTAAGAGCTGGTGCAATTTTAATCCCTGACTTTGCTGTACCAAACTTTTTTAGAGATACAATGCAAGCAAGTTTTTTAAATAAAGTTGGATTTATTCCAATACAAGATTCTTTGATTGGTATGTTTAACATTATTACTAGAGGTAGAAGTAAAAAGGCACAAGATATGTATAATAAATATGTAAAATCTGGTGGCATGCAATCTACACTTCTTGCTGTTGATAGACCTAATTTATTTGATGGTAAAGTTTATGATATTCTTTCTAAAGGACCAGTTAGAAATGCAGACAAAGGTATGCTAGCTCCATTTAGAGCATTAACTAGATTGTCAGAAGAGATGACAAGATTTAGAATATTTGAAAAGACTTATAGAAAAGCAATAGACAAAGGATTAACAGAAAGACAAGCTCTTGAAAGAGCTGGGTTTGAAGCTAGAAATCTTTTAGATTATGCAAAAAGAGGAACATTAGGAAATAATATAAATAGACTTGTTCCATTTTGGAACGCAAGGGTTCAAGGTTTAACAAGATTATACGAAGCGTTTAGAGATCAACCCGGCAGAACTACAGCTATGATTGGTGCTTATGTTGTTATTCCAACACTAGGTTTTTATATGTTAAACAAAGATGATCCTGATTACAAAGAACAACCTGATTGGTTAAAACAAGCATATTATTATTTTAAGATAGGAGATAAACCTTTTAGATTTCCAAAACCTTTTGAAGTTGGAACTTTTGTATCTTCAATGGTTGAAAAAACTTTAGATTGGGTAAGAACAAATGAACCTCAAGAATTTTCAAGATTTGCTAAAGATTTTTTAGTTAATAATGCTAAAGGTTTTTATCCTATACCTACTGCAGTTAGACCTTTTGCAGAAAATTTTATGAATTATAGTTTTTTTAGAGATGCACCTATGATTCCAAAATCTTTAGATAAAAATTTACCTAACAAATTTTATTATACTGAATACACATCAGAAACATTTAAGTTAGTTTCAAAATTATTAAATGATTTAGTTGGTGATGATAGTTTCTTTGCAACAAATCCTATTCATGCTGAGAATGTATTTAGATCGTGGACAGGTGGTATAGGTAGATATATCATTGATACATTAGACTATGTTTTGGTAAAAGGTGAAATTATTGATGATCCTATAAAACCAACAGATACTCTATCTAAGATACCAGTGGTAAGAGCTTTTGATGTCAGAGATGTACCGGGATATTCTGCAAAGTCTATAGTTAGATTTTTTGAAGAATATGAGAAGGTAGATACTATTCTAAATGGTATGGATTTTGCTAGAAAAAATGGTGATTTTGAGGAATATAGAAAATTAAAAGAAACTTTAAACCTTGATGAAACCTTATTAGTGAAATATAGACAATCAATAAAAGATTTGGACAAACAAATCAGAGCTATATATAACTTAAAGAAGTTCCCAAATGGTGAAATACCAACGCCAAATGAGAAGAGAGAGCTGATTGATGATCTATATAAATACATGATTAATTTTGCTCAACAAGGATTAACACTTCTTGAAAATGCTAAGAAAAAATAATATAGGGTAACTATGACAGTATCTACAACGATAATAAAATCATCACACAATGGTAATGGCTCAACCACAACCTTTGCCTACAATTTTAA